ACTATACGTTCAATGTTCCTCAAATCAACTTTCAATGGGGCGGAGGTCCAGTTCTTGGGACTTACTACGACCACGTTCTAGTTCGTTTCACGGGAAACATCTTGTTTCCTAGCGATGGCGACTACTGGTTCTACGCACCTGGCGATGATGGAGTTACGTTCAATCTTGCAGGTATGCAACTAATCAACGACTGGTATGACAAAGGTGGCGGCGGTTCCGTTTCCGACTGGGTTCACATCCGCGGTGGTGTTCTCTATCCATTCACTCTTTACTACTACGAGAACGGTGGTGGAGCTAACGTCTGGCTCTACTACTACACCTCGACTGACGGATTCCAACTCGTCCCTGCCGATTGGTTTGGCACAGAGGTTTCAACTTCAACAACCTACACAACCGAGCCTGACCCCAACGCGCAGCAACCTTACATCAAAGACCCATCATTACTTCCAGCATTAGAGCAAGCAAACCAGGCCCTCGATGACGCAACTTCTAACGAACAACACGCACGTCAATCACAGAAGGAAGCACAAGCCGCAGCAGATACAGCAGAACAAAACTTGCTAACTCTAACTAGCAATCAAGCCGCTGCTTCGCTTCAAGCTTCCGATGACCAGGCCCGTCAAGACGCGCAGCAACTTTTAACGAACCAAGCAACAACGGACCAAGCACAGGCGCAAGCTTCCAACGACCAAGCTGCCGCTGCTGTCCAAGCTGCTCAATCAGATGTTGCAGCGAAAACTCAAGCGCAAACTGACGCACAAACATCATCAAGTAATGCAGATAGTTCCGCAGCCGCAGCGCTACAAGCACAAACAACTGCACAACAACTTTTAACGAACCAATCTACCAGCGTCAGCACCGACTTCACCGACACATCTTCTACACTTCAAACGGCGTCGGATTTGGTCACACCAATTCAAGACCAACTCAACACAGTAGACCCAGCGCCAACCCCAACGCCAACACCGACACCGACACCAGACCCACAACCAGCGATTCTTGCAGTCCCACTATTAGGAGACGCAATCAAGGGCATCTCGGATGCAGTCGCAGCGCTCTCAAACATTGGTGCAGATATGAAGCCAGCAACTCGCGCGAAAGCTAAGAAGGTTGTTGTTTCAGCCATCATTGTTACTCAGGTTGCAACTCAAGCCGCTTCTATCGCCACACAAGCCGCCGCTTCCGCGGCCTCAACAGCTTCCGCCTCTGCTTCCAGCGGCGCGGGGAGAAAGACAAACTCATCTAATAGAAAGAACAACAAATAATGAAGCACTTCTTAAATGACCTAATTGGTCAAATCTGGACACTTCTTGGAATGTTCGTTGCTTGGATTGTGCTAGACGGCTCTGCAAAGGTAGTAGTTGGCTGGTGCATCGTTGCTTCGCTCGTACTCTGGGTTATCACATTCAGACTAAGAAATCCGTCCGATAAAGAATAACTTGCTATACTAGAAACACAACTTAACATCTAAACCCATCTATCTAAGGACATATTAAATGAACCTAACGGCTCACGATGTGCTTGACCACTTCCGTTCCTACGTTGGCAAGCATGACCGTACCCTTTACCCTTGGCTAAACGGCACAGTAAAGGGCTTCCCTAACCGTGTTCACGGCTTCTACGACTGCGCTCTTGGCGTTTCGTACTTCACTGGCGTTCGCCCAGTGATGACCATGTGCCACGAGTGGCGCAACTACTGTGTCGCAAACAAGACTTGGCACACAACTTGGGACGGAATCCAAGCTGGAGATATCGTTATCTTCGACTGGGAGTCTGGCAAGGGTCTAGGCAAGAACACCAACACTGACCACATCGGTCTTGTTATCTCGGTTGACCTACACCACAAGACTGTAACCTACGTCTCAGCTGACTCGACCAACCCATGTCCAGGATTCGTCACAACCAACACCGTTGGCGACAAGTGGATTTCGGGCTTTGGCCGTCCAGTGCAGTACGCACAGCCAGCTCAGGTCGTCCCTGCTCCACACCCAATTCAGCAGGACGTCCACAACGCACCAGCACCAGCCCCAGTTGACGCTCCGTTGGTACACCCAACAACCCCTAGCGTTCCAGCAGCGGCTACTCCAGTTGTTCTCTCTAACCCAGGCTACCCAGGTCACTACCTACAGACTGGTTCTTCAGGAGATGCAGTGAAGTATCTTCAGCAGCAGCTTCACGTTCCAGTAACTGGCATCTTTGATGGCACTACGGACACCGCTGTAAAGGCACTTCAGACCAAGGCTAAGATTCAGGTTGATGGCGTAGTTGGACCTATCACTTGGTCAAAACTAGGCTAGTGAGCAATAAAAGCGCCTGACGCATAATACAAACGGGCTCACAGAAAGAAACCCCCATCCTTGCGGATAGGGGGTTTTCTTTTACGCTTTTGCTTTTGCTTTTGGCTTTGCTTTTGCTTTTGCCACAGGCTTTTTGCGCGGTAGTTTAGGTAGATATCCACCAGCCCTAGCACGCGCGATTCGGTCATGTGCAGTTCTAACCGAGTCTAACTCCTCAATGTCGGTTAGCACCTTAGCTACGTCCGCTACACCAAACTGCTCTAGCAACTTCACAATCATAGCCGTGCGCTCCAAAAGGTTCGCGTAATACTTTGGCAAAAGCGTGATGTGACTACGAACGTGTATCTTTGCAATCTCTTCACGCCTAGACGGAACAGGTAGTTGCCAGTTGGCGATGTTTCCATCTCCGCCATAGGTTTTGTATGTGAACATAAGGATGTCGTCCAGTATGAATCGAGCGCGTTGCTTGACTTCTTCGAGCGTTGCGCCATAAATCGGGAAGTTGAAGTTTCCTACAACCTGTAAGTCATAAGCAAACTTACTGGAAATCCACCACTCAGACGAGTAGCCTTTGCCATCGAAAGACCCATGCACAGATACGCAGTGGTCGATGCTGCCCCAAGAGAGCAGTAGTTCTGGTTTATTTAGTGTGTTCATACAGCAAGTCTAGCACAGACTTACCTGAAAGTCAATTACGTCTAGCGTTCGTTGTCGTCTCGGTCACGAAACTTTGCGGCTGCGGTTAGTCCAGCCATACCTAAAGATAGGATTACAAGAAGCGGTTGAAAGGTAAGCCAAACAAATATAGGAGTATCAATCGTTAGAAAAGTAACCACAATGTTGCTACTTATAAAGTAGATAAAGAAAGCTATCCACATATCATTTCGTTTCACGGAGCTACTCGACCATTCTTGTTAAAAGCTGCATAAGTAAGAGGCATCTTTTCAGCAAAGCAATTCTCCATCTTCTCAGCAACCATTTCGATTTCACGCTGAGGGAAACTAGGGAAGTGCGAACCCTCACGCTTTGTTCGCAAAGACAAGAAGTTCATAAGCGAGCGAGCGTTCATAGTTACATACATAGATGAGTAGATGTTTAGCGGAAGAACAATACGAGCAACCTCACGGGCAATCTCAGCCTTGAGCATCTCCTGATACATCTCCCATGCGGCGTTTACGCCAGAGTAGACACTAGACATAACCACCGAGTATTGGTGATGCGTTCCTTCTTCAAATTCATAAGCGCCAGGTTTACCGAGTTGAACCAGAGGACGGTCTAGATTTGGCATGTAAAAGACAGGAGAAAGCTCCTTGTATCGTCCGCTTTCCTCATTGTAAGAAGCGATGCGGTGACGCATGAACTCGCGGAACACAAAGATTGGTGCTTCTATATAGAAGGTAAAAGAGTTGTGCTCAAACGGAGAACCGTGGCGGTCTCGCATAAGGTAGTTGATTAGGCCAACCTCGCGAGCCTCATCTCCACCGCCAGCACCTGTTGATACACGCGCTGCCATAGTTACTGCCGAGTCCGAAGCCATCGAGCTAATCAACTCAACGGTCATGTCATCTCGAAAGAGAATCTCTTCTACCATCACTCAGAACCCTCTGCGGTTCCCATGTATGTAAGAACAGCAATAGCAGTCCACGGGATAAAGACATCTTGTTTCTTACTGACGTCGGTTGGACCGTACTTGGCCCCTAGGACTCCGATGTTAGTTTCCTGAAGGACGTCTACGAAAATGTCCGTCACGTCCTGCGCGTTAAAAGTTACGCGAGCTTTGCGGCCTATAAGCCCAACAGGGCTAGCCGCTTGTTTCATTGCGTCTAGTAGATTAGTCATACCTAATATCCTATAACAAACCCCCGCTAACCGAAAGGTCAACGGGGGCTTATTTATTGATGACTAGAATTCATCCTCATCTTCATCTTCATCTTCTTGGTCCTTAGGGTCGATGTAGACATAGTCCACACCAACAGGAAGACCAGTGAAAACACTTGACGAATAGAAGCCAATCCACTCACCCTTTGCTAATGCAAGAATGGTGTAGGTTTGCTCAGAGTCGATGTATTTACCAGCTTCTTTATTCCAGAAACTATTGCTTACAGCTATCAAGTCACCGTTGTCTGTTACAACCGCTTTGTCAGCGTGGAAGTTTACTTCGCGGCCATCTTTCAAAACAGCTGTGTGGAAGTAGCGTCCGTAGTTGGAAGACTGAGGGTTTTCACCGACACGCATTCCATACGCCATAAAAAGGGATTTTTCCATTTGTATCTCCTATCTATATATATATGTTTATTTGGATACACATAGATAGTAGCACTAAATACTAACTAAAGCCACCCACGTTTACGGAAGGAGATGTATAGCGCACCAGAAATTCCAACAATCAAACCAATTGACATCCACCAACCCCAGACTAGCCCAAAGCCAGGATATGGAATGTTCTGTCCGTAGAACCCCGTGATGGCCGTTGGTACGGATATAATAGCTGCCCAAGAAGTAATCTTCTTCATAATGATGTTCATGCGGTAGCCCTGAATGTTTAGGTTTGTATCCACCAGCGTTGTAATCAAATCGCGAACAGACTCGACCCAATCCCCCAAACGAATTGAGTGGTCATAAAGGTCTTGAAAGTAAGAAGCCATCGTGCCGCGAATAACTCGGTTATCGTGCTTGACTAACGAGTTCAAGATTTCACGAATCGGCGTAGCAAGATGCTTAACCGAAACCAACCCTTTCCTGAATCGGTATGTCTTCTTTTGGATTTCACTGTCTGCGTTCTTTTCCGAAACTTTACCTGAGAAGATAAGTTCCTCCAGCTTCTCCAGCTCTACGTCGAACACATTAAGGACGTCGAAGTATTTGTCTATCAAGCAATCAAGAATCCCCCAAAGCAGATACGCCACTCCGTTGTCTGCCAACCTAGTTGCTGTATCCCAATACTTCTCAAACTCACTTACGTCGAAGCCACTGCCCGAGCGAACAGTAATGATTACTTGCGGCGTTACAAAGATACCAATCTCATGGACGTCGATGCCACCATCTGCGAGCGCGTTAATCCAATAAGTGTTGATGAAAAGATGCGTAGGGTAGATATCCAGCTTTGGCCGTTGCTTACCTTTATATACGTCTTCTACTGAAAGCTCGTTTAGTTTGAGTCTAACGCCCAGTTGTTTTAGTTCCTCGCGGGATGGGGATACTAAATCTACCCATGCAAAGTTGCCATCAACCGAGATATGACTCGACAGGTCATCTAGGCTAAAGTTTGTATCGACTAAAGTTCCGAGCTTGTAAAGTCTGCCGTCGGTCAAAGTATCCCCTCAAAGGTTGTGTTTACTTCTCCCTAAACAAGTTTACCTTACGCGGTTTCCCGCTATGTGCTCGAGCATCAGGTCTTTGTGCTTAGCCAAGAACTTGTATTGATTGAAAGCTTCCCTATTTGATTCCAAGCTTTTTACATCACGTTCGTCGTGATTCATTTTGAAGCATCTACCATAGGAACGTCGAACAACTTTTCCCAGAACTGCCTTGTGCGCTTCCCCAAATGCATTGTCTTCAAACCCCCAACCAACGAAGCGCTCATCCCACCCGTTCAAAGTCCAGAAGGTTTGCGCGGTCATAACCCAACCGCTTCCAGGGTGCTTTTCTTGCGGGTGCTTTCCAATCAACGCTTCGTCAAAAGTTATATGGCCGCGTTGAAAGCGGAGCGATTCCTCGGTATCTAAATCCACAATTCTTGTGTAAGGGTGGCAGACTAATCCAGTCTCAACTGCAATCTCGATTGCATCTCTCACGCTCTCTACCAAAAAGACGGTGTCTGCATCTGCAACAATAAGGACGTCGATGCCAGAGCGTATCGCTTTCTCGCAGCCAAGATTTCTAGCTTCCGATACGTTAAAAGTTTCTCCGCGAGAATCTTGAATAAACATAGGGACGTCGGGGAAATTTAATTCCCAAAACTTTCGCGTTGCATAGTAAGCTCCCAACCGAGATGTAGTTGGACGCCAAGGAATTACTATGCCTAGCTTCATGCTCCCCGACCTGGACTCGAACCAAGAAAGCCGCCTCCAAAGGGCGGAGTGTTGCCATTACACCATCGGGGAATGGCGGAAGCGGTAGGATTTGAACCCACGGATGCTTTCACATCAACAGTTTTCAAGACTGCCACCTTAGGCCACTCGGTCACGCTTCCAAACGCAAGACCCATGCTCCCCAGTCGATACCAACATCTCTGGCTACCAAAAGGTCTTGCTATGAAGCAGCTGAGTTGGTTGTCGCTACACTACTCCATTGAGCCTCAAGCAGGAATCGAACCCGCGACATCTTCATTACAAGTGAAGCACTCTACCAACTGAGTTATTGAGGCATTTTTCTACTGCCCCGACCTTTTCCTTTATTTAACGCCTTATAGGTGCTAGTTAAGGAATGGCAGTTCGGGCAAAGAAGTTTTAAATTATCAAGTTTATTGTTGGTATAGTCACCATCAACATGCTCTACATCTAAAGGTACTTTTCCAGTATATGGATTAATTTCAGCCCAAGAACATTTCTCACAGCAATTGTTGTACTTTTCTCTAAGAAATCTTTTAATATGCCTAGAGACTAGACCAGTAGATAGTCCACCATTGATGTCCCCTGCTAACCAAGATTTAATGTACATCTGATACTGATAATCTAGTTGGCATTGATTACTACAGTAGGTGTAGCTTTTTCTAGCAGTAGGTCCGTTGCAAGTTTTACAGGAGTTCATAAAAAACAGTATACCATCTAATTTAGATATCGATGGTCTACTTTACCACTAAGCTGTCTGGGCAACACATCAACTATACCTTAGGGACGTCGATGAAATCAAAAGCTACGCTCTTTAGCTCGGCGCTCTTTGTAGCACTCAGGGCAGTAGCTACCCTTGAACCAAATTCGATGCTTTCGACATGGATAACCTTTACGTTTAGCAGCCATTACACTGGCCAAACATAATTATAGGTTTCTGGCTTGACTCCGCCATCTTCATCCCAACCGAACTGCGAGTACCACTCATAGTTCTTGTTTAGTAGCGCAGTTCGATGGCTTGATGCAATCTCGCTGTGCAGGTGTGAATCCTGAATCCACTCTGGGTAGTTTACCTCACGGACGTCGATGATTCCGAGTTCGTGTGCACGAAGCAGTGTCGCAGTTGCTTTGTCACCGATAGTCGAATTGTAGCCACGAGCTTTCCACTCTGTAACCATTGACTGGATGTATCGGTATAGGGCGGTCTCGTATCCACGCCACATCTTTACTGCTGGATGATTGACCCAGCCTTTAGGCTCACGATGTTCGCCCTGCGGGTCTAGCTCCAAAAGGGTCAGCATAATCTGCCACCCCTCGAGGGCTTGCTTGTTTAGTCGTTGTCTGTCGAGCACCTTAGCGATGTCGTCGAATGATGATGTTGTCGTTATGAATGTTTGCATATGTCTATGATAGCACGCATCCCCTAAGGATGTCAAGCACATTTGCGAACCTAACCAGACTTGAACTGGCGGCCTCCGCCGTGACAGGGCGGCGCTCTAACCAACTGAGCTATAGGTCCATATCAACACTATACACCATAAATCAGGCTCTACGCCCTATAATGATATAATAATGTATCAAATTGTACAGAATAAGGCTCTGCCAAAGACCCCGATTTTGTCGTATAACTTTAAACCTAAGTTTATAAAACGGGGTTTTGGCTAGGCTTTACTTGACCTTTTTCTTCTTCTTTTGAAGGCTCTGGTCCACATAACCGAGGCGTCGAAGGTCGTGCTTAATCTTCATCAGCACTCTCCAATCAGACGGGGTGCTGGAAGAGAAGAAAAAGTCGCCATTCGGATTAGTCCATCTGTAGTGACCGTTCTTATTCTTTTCGACTCCCCAGCCAGCAGCTTCAACCTGCCCAATTAGGATATTCATGTCTTTGCGTAAACTCATCTTTTGTCCTTAGTTTTTCTTGTCTTGCTCTATAAACTCCAAAAGCGATTCTGAGTTGAAGTGGTCACGATACATAAATACGTCACCCTCTATTAGCTCAAACCCCTCTCGGTGTTCCTTAATCCAATCGGTGATTCGCTTTCGCTCCTCAGCGATTCCATCTTCACGACCTAGGTCGTAGGCTTCAATTCCGCTCACTCGTTCTCCTCCTTTGAAGAATTAGATTGCCCAGCTCGATACCCCAAGAAGTATCCAACTACTCCAGGGGTCAAAACAATAAGAGCCAATACACACCCTAAGCCCATCAGCTTTCCCGTTCTAGGATTTCGATAATCTCAAGGTTGCCATAGCACTCACGATGTTCGCAAGTGTTGTTTTCCAAGTGGTCAAAACAGAGTCGATTCTTTAGCAACTCGATGAAGCTTTGACGCTGCTCTCGTTTCCCAAAGTCAATCCAATATTGATACTTGCGTTCAATGTCTGCTGCTCCTGGTACTGGACTCATTACTTACCTCCTAATAAAGTGAAGCCTTTGTATTTCTCTACTTTGTATTCGTCTGTTTGGTATTGCTGGTTCAGCTCACGAGCCTTGGCCTTAGCCTCATCAAAGGTTCCAACAAACACGATGCTGCTCCAATCACCACGAACAATCTTTACGCAATACTCGTCCTTATGGAGTTTCAACTGGTTGCCTCCTTAATACGAGCAATCAGATATTCACGCCAGCCGCCTTTTGTTCCGAGCATTGGCTCCTCGGAGTCTTTTAGCTCTTCCTTAATGATTGAAATTATTAGCTCAGTCTGCGACTCACGCGCTAGGTCCATAAGCATCTTGTCTGTTTCAACGCTCATTTGTTTCCCCCCAACATGTCCTTAATGCGCTGCTCCTCATCTGGGTCGATGGTAGCAAGTAGGGCAATAATTGCATTTGCAATCTCTGGATAGAACCCAGCGTATAGCGATACAGCGATTCGAATTTGTTGAACAAAGCGCTCACGCTCTAGATTTCGACCAGCGTTGATTAGTGTTAGGTAAACACTAGGAGCATCTTTGAGTCCAACCGACTCCAAGAACTCTTCATTCTTTTGCTGAATTTGAATGTTTGTCATTTTTATCATTTCCTTATTTGTCATTTGTTGTTTTTGCAACTCTTTTATTCTAGCACGGATATCTTAATGTTGTCAAGTACCCATTTGAGCCCAGCTATAAAACCTTCATCTTGATTCTTCCATAGAAGCTCGGTCTGAATGATTTCAATTATTCGACTGTTCTCAGCACGGGTTGCTGAATCGCATGAGTCATCAGTTTCATCAAGTTCACTGACAACCTCATATTCCAACTGCGCTAGTTTTGCGGCCTCATCCATTCCGTTTTCACGGAGCAGTGAGACAAGTCGCTCGTTTTCACGCAAGCGTCCCTCGCCAATCAGAGAGGCAACAAGAATCTGTTGACCTTTTTCTGTTAGCTCTAGTTGCAGTCTAGTGTAACGCTCTGACATTTTGTCCTTAGATAAATAGCAGACGCTCTGCTAGGTCCGATGGAGTGACTAAGTAGTCTGGCTTATCAACCAGAACAACACCAGTTTCGTGATAACACTCGGCTACCAGCTCGGAGCAGATGTATCCCTCGCGTTGCGCCAAGTTTTTGATGAATGGAACATTAGCCAAAGCTCGTAGTCCCAAGATACGAAATGCAATTACAGCAATGTCGATAAAGCCATAAGGAGCTCCGACTTTCGAAAGAGCATTAGTGACAATAGCTGCACGAGTTTCTGAGTCGATGTTGTCATGGCGGTTCCACACAATCTTTGAATATTTAGATACTGGACTGACTTCAATACCAGTCGGGTTAGCCTCAACAATGTGCCCACCACCAACATAAACAATTGCGTGGTTCCAGTGCGAAAGCGTTCCGATGCGAATTAGTAGCCCAATAATTCCAGTAGTTTTTACTACCCCATAATCGCCAGGCTGCGGAAGGTATTCAGTCATAATTCTCCTTAGTAATTAAATTATACTACTACTCAGATTCTTGACTAGCTTTCTCAGCTTTGATAGCTTTTTTCTTTTCTTTAAATTCTTTGGCTAGATTCATCTCGCTCTTATTTTTAGAGTGGACGGTCTTCACTCTTTCTGGTCGAAAACTACGAATGCAAGCAGCACCCTTAGGTCCACCCCATACGTCAATCCATTGAACACCAGCTTCAGTGGTTACATGTTTGATGAAGTTAAATCGACCACGCTCGCCAGAGATTTTGAGCTCAGTTCCTTTAACTACGTTTCTCCCGTTGATTTGCATCTCGGTAAGAATTATCCATTTAGCGTCAGGCCGCGGTGCAGCGGGGACGGAAGATTTCTTTTTTGCCATAGTTGTAAGATAGCATACACTACCGACACTTAAACAAAAAACCCACCTCTTGCGAGATGGGATTTAGTGTGAGTAGATGGGTTGCGTTTTACCACCAATGCGTCGCCACCAGGTTCTCTAGCGCTTACTCGCATACTTGCCGTTAGGTTATCAGCCCAGTTGATTAGACCCGACAATGCTTTCTCCCTGTTGGCACAGAGATTCAGCCATACTCCATCTGACTTGCAATTCAGATGTTTGAGCAAATGGATGGATTCGAACCACCTCTGCCAGTCAGGGGAAACTGGCGTTCTTCCTATTGAACTACATTTGCAGGTTCACTCTAGTTGAACACGGAACTTCCGTTATCGCATCTATGCCTAGAGTGAGGGGTGAGTATGAGGATTCCACCTCAATGAGCGGGCAACCATTTGGATTCATTAAATCCGCTCAACCACAAGTTGTCTGCTAAGACAAACAATTTGCTGACCGCTAAATCAGCTAGGCTCTGAAGCTAACCATTTGGCATTGCTTACCAGAACTTAAGTTGTTCCTCGTGTGCGTTAGGACTGCGTTTGCTACAGCCACATTCCGCCATACTCCAAGCTTCCCGTCGGAACCTTGTTGCTTATAGTCTAACAAACCTTTTATCACTTTGTCAAGTTAAAATAAAAAAATTTTTTAGACTCGCTGCCTCACCTGGACTCGAACCAGGAACCTTGGAGTTAACAGCTCCCTGCGCTGCCGATTGCGCCATGAGGCATTAGTGGAGATGGGGGGAGTCGAACCCCCGTCCTGAAAGGTTTATATGTTCTTCTACACGCTTAGGCAGTTTATATTTTCAAGACCGAACTGCCACATCTTGTGGTGCTTGAGTTTTACATCTCCAGCATTGATGTTGTTGCCATAGTTGTTCTCTTTATTTGAAACCTAGATGCTCAGCGAGAACTACTGCTTTTCTAGGGGCAAATGCGCTTCTTCTTTACGAATAAAGATTAGGCAGCAAGAGCGAATGCAGAACGTGATTCAGCATTTATTTTTGCGGTGGGTTCAAGAGATACCACCATCTCTGCGTGCTTCACCATACTAAAGTCTCCCAGTCGAAACCAGGCATCCCCGTATGTTTCACTATTTAGTTGTAAAACAAGTATAACATACTTTAGCCATTTTTGCGAACTAGACGTCGCTTTACTGCATCAAACACCCAAGGATTCTTTTTGAAAGCCTTGCCATTCTTGCGCTCGTCGTTAGCGCCTTTCTTTGGAGCTGGACCGCCGCCTTTACCTTTTGCCATTTTTTATCCTCAGTTCGATTTGACTTCTTTATGATACATGATTATTGTGTATTAGAGCAAGTTAAAAATATATTGGTTTTGGATTTGACATTTGTATAATCCTCAACTATAATAGATTTATAGCTACAAAACGACACATAACAAAAGGAGAAACAAATGGACCAAGAACAGCTAATTGCGGAATACGCAGAACAAATCAAGCCACACCTTACGTTGGCAAAGAAAGCCTATGGCTCTCGAGACACAGTATCACCTCAGCACGATGCTTCGCGCGAGTACACCAGACTTCTAGTTGAGTACTACAAAAAGGGTGGAAGTCTTATGGACATGGCCAAGGAGCTAGGTGTAACTTACGCGGGTGTTAGACGTCGCGTAACCACTAACGACATTCCACCAAAGGACAAGCGAATCCGTAGCAAGGCTACGCCAGAGCAGGTCACAGTCGCAGTGCAACTAATCAGAGCAGCTAAGGAAATTGGCACTGAGGAATATCACGAAGAGCTTCGCGTGCAGTATGAAGTCAACGGAATCTCGCTGACCAAGATTGCAAAGGCTATGGGCCTAAGCTCCGCGAACCCTCTCTATTACGGAGTGGCTAGAACAAAAATCCGCGAGCGCGAGATTTAAAAGAATAACCCCCTAGGTAAACTAGGGGGTTACTTTTTAACTGTTACTTAGAAGGCTTGGATACAGACTTAGCAAAGTCCTCAATCAAAGCAGGGGCTTCAGCAACTACAGTGTCCTCAACGCTCTTAACGATGTCAGCAGCAGTAGCAGGTGTTTCCACTACAGAGCCGTCAGGGTTTTGAAGATTGAAGGCTGCGTTAACTTCATCCTTGGTGATTTTTCCATCATCGAGGTATGCACGAGACAAACGCTCAAGAACGGTAGCAACACCACCGACACCAGCCATCAGTGCAGCTTGCCAAGTTTGAACTCCGACAACTGCACCAGTACCAATTACACCTAGGGCGGTAGCTACAAAAGTTGCTACAATCCTGCGGGCAATATCTTTTACCATATATTTCTCCCGAAATTAGAGACGAATAATTACGCCCTCTCCCAGGCAATACAATTTTATCGCAGTTTAACGATGGCGACTTGGTGGTAAGCCCAGCTTTACGGGCTGACCGCGGAGCATAGCTCGACGCTGCTTCTCCGTTGTGCCACCCCAAATGCCCTGTAGCTCAGGATGCTTGAGAGCGTAGAGTAGGCACTGCTGCCGATAGTCACAGCTAAAGCATGTTTGTTTAGCTTCTTTTTCCATCGTATAAGTGGGGCGCTTGGCTAGCATCCCGTCGGGAAAATCATCAGCAAAAAAGGCATCTGGATAACTTGAAGCACAAGGTGGCTCACCGAATTCTTCAAAGTCTGGGTAGTCTGGGTCTTTGTAGAATTCTGACATTTAGTCTCTCTATAGTTATTATCCGTGTTTGGCGCTAAATCCAGTTCCGTTAAAAGTAATCGGAGGAGCACTGAATACTCTTATAAGTTTACCGTCACACCCATCTTCGGCGCAAGTCAGGCGCTTAGCATCTTCAGTTATTCCGCGGATTTCAGAGTATTTGTGTGACTCATCTTTGTCACATTTGTATTCGTAAGTAGGCATCAGTTACTCGGTCACCAGTGAGTTCAATTTATCAAGACGAAATCCAGACCAGCTCACGTCTCCAGCAACTACAACAGGAGCCGATGTATAGCCGTTTGCCTCAATGATTGGGAAAACTTCAGGACTGTCTTGAATCATTTTAGATTCAAACTCGATACCTTTTACGTTCAAGAATCGTTTGGTCTGCTCACACTGGACGCAGTTCGGGTTGCTGTAAACAATTACACTCATGTTTTTCTTTCTTTAGCAGGATGGACAAACCAGTAGACGCCAAACATAGACGCCAACAGGAATTAGTGCGTATAGCGCAGCAAGTTGAATCGCAACAATGCCAGCAATTTTTAGAGGAGATACTAGAGCTTTCTCAATGTCTACTTCTAGTTCCTTGGTCCTTGGGATTGAGATAACACTCATTATTTTGGCCACCTAACCTTGCCATCAATTGTGTAGGACAGAGCAACGGAGTCTCCAGCCTTTAGCTTCAAATCAGCTACGCCTTTATCTGCCCAGTTCCATGCAGATACCACGCCTGAGTGCTTAACTAGAACAGCCCAATATGCATTCTCTGGAGGCATGTCCGAGCAGTCTGCTTTCTTTGGTAGGGCATTGACTAGACAAACAATCTGGTCGCCATACTTATCTGAACCAGTAAGTTTTAGACCTTGCAAATTAAAAATTTTTAAAGCTGTTTGTTCTCCGTTAATAGTTATGCAATTACTAACTGGAGGTTCTTTGCTTAGTTTTCCAAAATCTACATAGGTATTTACGCAACCAGAACCAACTGCCGCTACGTCAGCTTTTACCCAAATCCCGCCAACAATTAGAGCAGTAATGCCAGTTGCAATTAAAATTTTATTTTTCATTAGTACCACCAGGAATCCATAGAACATCACCAATCTCGCGATTAGCGTGTCTAGATAAAACGAATAGAAGGTCTGATAGTCGGTTCAGATATTGCGCTGTAAGGATGCTGACACCATCGCCAAAGGCGTGGATAGCACTCCAAGTATCGCGTTCTGCTCGACGAGTAACCGTTCTTGCTACATGTAGCTGGGCCGCTAGCGGAGTTCCACTAGGGAGAACAAAGCTCCTAAGCACTGGAAGATTCTCGTTGTATTTGTCAATAAGTAGTTCCAGATTGGAAATTTGTTCTTGCGTAACTCGTAGTGGAGTTACTTTAGGCTCATCAATTACTGGAGTGCAGAGGTCTGCTCCGACATCAAACATATCGTTTTGAATACGAAGCAGAACCTCACGCACATCCAATTCAGTAGCGTGGCACAGGGCAACACCGATAGCTGAGTTAGCCTCGTCTACCGTTGCAAACGCCCCAAGCCTGGCGTCATTCTTAGAGGTCCTACTTCCGTCTCCGAGAGCAGTTGTTCCAGAATCGCCAGTCTTGGTGTATACGCTACTGATTACTACCATTTACTTTTACTTTCCACATGTGCATGTTGCACAATGATTTCTATCCCATGCTCTCTGAGTATTTTTAGAGGATGTTACTGCCTCTAAATGCTCAGGGTTTACACAAAGTTTTACACTACATAAATGGTCAATTACCAAACCTGCTGGTATCTCACCATTTACTAATTCATAGATAACTCTATGAGCAACAGTGGATTTTCCTTTCCACTTAATTTGTCCATAACCAGTTTTATGAACTGACCCAGACCAAATATGACAACCACGCTCATCAACTGTATGCCTGATTAGTGGGTTAATAGCCACTGGTCCTGGAGGATTGCCATTAGTCAGACAAGACCTGCATTTAGACCTACGACCATCTTTTTTAACTCTACTATCTTCATAGAATTCTTCTAATGGTTTATCTATCTGACAAGACCGACAAAGCCTTGTGGTAGTTTTACTTTTCATAATTAAATTCTACCACAAGGATTAGTCGTCTATACTACTGTCCCTTGAGATTTTCTACAATGAGTTTAATTTCACATGCGTCAGTAGTGCAATATTTCTCAGATACAGCGTCGATACCCATACCTGCGTAGATACCTGCGAAGTCAATAGGGAACAACTTGCCCGCTGCTTCGTTGTATTCTTCTTCAGTAATCTGGGTGTAAGGCATCTGAGGGTAGGTGTAGTTTCCGCTAGGCAGGAACGATACAGTCTTCAGGCTACCGTCATACATATGTAGAACCTTTTCGATGTCTCCAGCCTCAGTGTCTGGGTTGAACGAAATGGTTACAGACACAGAGTTGTCTGACCAGTAACGCTGAGCAGTAGCCGCGATGTTCATCTTCTCGTAGATGCTTACATCCTTTTCAGCACGCTTAGCGCCTGACTTGATTGGGAAGTAAACAACCGAAGTGTGCTCAGGGTTCTCTGCTGCTGGCTCGACTGTGTAGTTGGCCATCTTGAAAAGAGCCAACTGAGGGTCGTCGTTACCAAAGCGAATAGCACGGTTAAAGAACTGACCACCTGGGGACCAGTGAGCACCTGGAGATTCACCAGCGAGAATCGAAACGGTTCCCGATGGCTTCACGGTTGTAGTCTTGATTGACTCACGGACACCAAGCCACTCAGAGTAGATGTTGTCATACTTCTTAACTACTGCGTAGCCCTCGTCCATCCAAGTGCGAAGAGCTGGTAGACCTTGGTTGTCAGCGAAGTTAGCAATACCAGAAATCGAAGTTCCGATACGACGGTTGCGTTGCATGATTGCGTTGGTCTCTTCCCAGTGAGTGGGGAGCAGGGTCACGGTCTTAGCGTAAAGGTAGGCGAACTTTAGGGTGCGCTTGAAATCTTCGATATCTTCGTGACGGTTTAGGTAGGTCTCAACGAGAGTACACATTTCGTACGACTCAAGCGACTGCTCAGCACAAGGGTTGTAGCCAGCGATGCGCCAATCCTTGTTGTTGATGCCATCAGCCAAACGACCATACTGCTTAGACATGTCTTCCCAGATAACGCCTGGCTCACCGTTGCGAACGATGCCATCGATAATCTTTGAGAAGTCAGTTCCAACATTCACCATTACCGAGTTGTTCGACAACCAACCCCAACCTGGAGTTTCTGGGTCATACGAGTTACGGTCTGGGAAAGCCTCAGCGTTCTTGAGGTTTAGGAAGTTGTCATCAGTGATACGGCCAATAAGAAGCTCGGCAGAACGACGAACGTTACCCGAAACAACACAGCGACCAATCAAGTTACCAATGTCCGCGATATCGACAGTAGTCAAAAGCTGACCAGCACGTCCCATAAAGATTTTACGAATCTGGTTGTGCAGTGCGATTAGCGGGTCTGGACCTGAAGCTGTTCCACCAAAGGTTTTGATAGGAGCGCCATATGGACGAATCTGGTCATAGTTCATGTCCCAGTTAGGCTGGTCTGGCTTTAGGAACGAGTTGATTAGTGCAACCGTTGACTCCATCCAACCCTCACGAGTATCTGGAATGTCGTATGGCTGCGGAGCGCCAGGAGCGTAAATCTCAAAGCCCTTGTCTGCACCCTTGTCATCAAATCCAACACCGACACCAAGCATTGAAGCTTCCATTAGGAATGCAAATGGCTTGCCAGGGTTTTGCTTAGTCATCTCATTAGTAGAGACAAAAGCACAGTTCTGAAGTGATGCAGAATTCTTCTGACGGTTTACTAGGTCAGTTCCCATCTGAGATAGACCACGACCTGGAGGCGACCACTTCAGGTGGAACAAGCGGTCAAAAAATTCTTTTGCTGAAGCAGCAGCTTTAGCATCCGACCAAGGTAGTCGCTGCTGACGAGCGTAATCTTTTTGAAGTGAGTATGTGCCGTTAGTCACACGCTCACATACTTCGGACCAAGTTTCCTTAGTTCCGTCTTCTTTCTTTCGCGAGTAAGTACGAAGAAAAGTAATCTCGCCAACCGAGTTACCAGCAGCATCCTTGAAACCGAATGGAGATTCTTTAGCCTTGTACTCTGCCACGAAATCTTTATTTAGTTCAAATGAGAACAGAGACAATTAAGCCACCTTAGATAGATTCGAGTGATTGAGTTTCAAGTATAACTCGGCTAAAAAATACCGAGTATTACTCTTTATCTAAGAATAGTGCGTCTGCAATTTCTTTGCAAATCGGGCAAATCCTTAGTTTTTCGGGGTTTCTAGAGGGTATAAATATTTTTCCGCACAGGGCTATTACGGGAGTTCCCATAATATACCCCTCAGTTACCTCGGCAGCTTCGGCATAGTGAGCAAGAAAACTGTCTTCATTTTGGTCAGCCTTATCAAGCTTTTCATCTAAATCTAGAAGGACCATGCATCATCCTCATACTCGCCAACTGGCTGCAACATGTCTAAAACATTCTGCTTCGGAATGATAGCCAAGTGAGCACTTACATCCTTGCGACCATAGGAAACAATAAAGTTTCCCTCATGTTCAATCAGACCTGCTGCAAACTCAACCCCAGGTGCATCAAAAATAAATTCTTCACTTGCTTCTAGAATCTTGCCATAGTAGTCATATCGAACAAATTGATGAGTGTAATTTCGCACCCCACCTTGGACCATACCAAAAGTTCGGTCATCATAAAAAGTTACTTTACGGACATAGACGCTGTGGGTTACAGCTAAATATGTGCCATCACCCAGCGGCCACAAAGAGCTACCGCCGCGAATAGATGCAATAGCTTCATCGATATTTGCTTTAGCAATTACGGTGTCATTTTTATAGATAGAAGTTGCCCCATAAATGAACTCCCAGTTTGGGTTGGCTTCATCGTAGGCAGACATCCAATTCTTTTCAGCTTTGTAGATTTCAGGTCCATTGTATTTTTTAACAAATGTAGCCTCGGCTTTTTCGAGGTCCAGTTTGTATACAGCCAACCGAGCGTACTGGGTGTGGGCTTTCTCTAGAATTACTCCAGAAAAATACCATTCTCCGTTTCGTCTAAAAATTCGGCAGTCTTCAACGCCGCGAGGGACAGCTGGCCCATCAATAAATGAAATTTTTCTAATGTTGTATGCATCTAGATTTTCATCCAAATTACAAACATGAAGCTCATTTTTTACCAAACTACCGACGGTCACATGGATTAGCCCAGTGTTCTCATCTAGGGTGTAATTGCTAGCACGAAGCAAGCAAATTAGTCCATCTTCTTCGGAGTAGCCTATCGATGGATTTAAAGCGTTCCAATTCGGACGTTTTTCATCAAGTTGCTTGACAAACTGCTTTGTAGTACCCCCAAAGTCTTCAATGTAGGGGTAATCAAATTTCATTGGTTTGGCTGCCATAAGCCCAATTCTATACTAAAACTCAGTATTACTCAACCATAAGTGTAGTAAAATTATAAGAAGCGCAACCATCTCCCAAAGGACTAACGTGAGTCAATCTTTAGCTGGACCCTACAATATCACCTGTGAACAAGGTGCTACTTTCAAGCGCTCAATTTCTTGGACAGACTCTAAAAAAGTTCCCCACGATTTGACGGGATATACGGCTCGTATGCAAGTTCGAGCTACAGTAGATTCCAGCTCAGTCATCCTTAGTTTGACTACCGAAAATGGAAGAATAACTGTAGGTTCTGGAACATACAACATCAATCTTCTAGTTAATGCAACCACCACAGCTGCTCTTACCCCTGGTCAATATGTATATGACCTAGAAGTAGTGTCTGGTGGCGGAGAAGTAACTCGCATCGTGCAGGGTAATTTTAAAGTTTCTGCCGAGGTGACTCGATAATGGCAGTAGATTTTGAAGATGCAAGAGGTAAGGTCAACGTAAATCAACGTGACCAAAACATCGTCACCGTCCAAGAAGTAATAAATAAAGTAGAGATTGGTATTGGTGGCCCTCAAGGTATTCAAGGCCCAGCGGGTGCGCCAGGCTCATACACCGTCTCAGCTACAGAACCAGTAAGTCCAAATGTCGGAGATACTTGGTTTAATTCTTCTACAGCTCAAATGTATATTCGATACGATGGATACTGGGTAGAAACATCATCTAGTTATGTAGGTCCTCGCGGAACTACTAGCGTATTAAGTGTTCAAAAACCTGCACACAGCTACGGAGCAGCGGGAGACGTGGCAGGGCAACTTGCTTTTGATTCACATTACTTATATTGCTGTGTTGCAGATTATGTAAATGATTCGACAAATATCTGGAAACGCGTTGCTTTAGATGCTACTTCCTGGTAGTCGCCACTAACAACCCCAAAAAGAAAGAACAAAATGCCAGATTATCAACCAGAATACAAAATGATTGCAGATGTAATTGTGTCTCCGACGGACACTATTATTCTGGGACTAAGTGATGAACAAGCTTATGTTCACTCAACCGATGCAAACAATAAAATTGCCACTATTGGCGACATACAGAATCTTTATTGCGGTTCGTTCGAGAATACAACAACACTAAATAGCGCTGGGACTACATCCTCTAACTTGGTTACTTTTGATACAACATCTGTGTCTAAAGGAGTATCTCTAGTTTCTGGTTCTCAAATTACTTTTGCTAATTCAGGTCGTTATTTGATGAATTTCCTTGGTCAGTTTGCTTTTACTGGTGGTGCTAGCAACTACAACATCACCGTTTGGTGGACTCTAAACGGAAACATTATCAACAATGGTGCTTCTACTTTCACCACATCTAGCGCACAAAGCGCTCAGACAATGGCAAATGTTGAAGACATCATCACAGTAAATGCTGGAGACTACATTCAGTTCTACTGGTGGTCAGGAGCAGCAGGTATGGCGCTAACAGCAACCGCCGCTGCAACTAACCCAACCCGCCCCGCTTCCCCAAGCGTAAAGCTAAATATTTTTAACGTAGGATAAAAAATGACAGCAATTAATTTTCCAGATAATCCTCAGGTAAACGATACGTTTTCCGTAGGAGAACGCACTTGGAAATGGACTGGCTTAGCCTGGGACGTTGTTGCAACACTGGAAGTAGTTGGCCCCCAAGGTGAGCGAGGCCCCGTTGGTCCTACAGGTCCTCAGGGAACTACTGGACCAGCAGGTATAGGAATTCCGTCTGGTGGTTCTACAGGACAAATCCTCACCAAATCAACAAGCACAGACTATGACACATCTTGGCAGAGCACCAAAGCCGCCTCTTATCGTCATAGCCAATCAAACCCATCTGCTACTTGGGTAATTGCTCACAACCTTAATTTTTATCCAAATGCCACCGTCGAGGAGACTACTGGCCATCTCATTGAAGGAATTATAACGTATAATGATACCAATACTGTCACGCTATCTTTCAGTCAAGCTGTGTCTGGTATCGCCTACCTCTCCTAAAAAAGGAACAAATAAATGTCAGTAAATAACAAGAAATTTTTAGTTGGTCTAGACCTCTCTCAGAACCAGCTAGTAAACGCTGTTATCCAGGGTGCTACTACTGCTCCAAGCGGTGCAGTCAAGGGTCAAATCTACTATGACACCACTGGTAACGCTACTTATGTCTACAATGGCTCTGCTTGGGAAAAGCACCTTGTAGGTGGCGGTGTAACCAGCAATGACATTTCGGGCACAATTCCAAACAATAAGCTTGCAAACTCGACCATCACTCTTGGGTCTAGCACTCTTACTCTAGGCTCAGCTACCACAACAGTTGCAGGTCTAACACTCACCTTGCCAACATTTGGCGGTACTGGTGCAAACTTCAACGGTTCAACTTCTGGAACCATTACCGTTGTTGCTAACGCAACAGCTGGAACCAATACGCTTACACTTCCACCTGTAACTGGAAACGTTGTAACCACTGGTGATACTTCAACAGTCACAAACGCAATGCTTGCTGGTTCTATTGCCAACTCTAAGCTTGCTAACTCATCAGCAACAATCGGTTCAACTTCCGTTGCTCTAGGCTCAACGGTTACAACAATTGCAGGTCTGACACTGACCAGCCCAGCATTTGGAACCAGCTTTACTCTTCCAGGAACTACCTCTGGAACAACTACTATTACAGGTGCTCCAATTGCTGGAACTACAGCAATTGCATTCCCAGCAACTTCGGGAACTGTAATCACCTCGGGTGATACTGGAACAGTAACTAACAACATGCTTCTTGGCTCTATCGCTAACGCCAAGCTTGCAAACTCATCTGTAACTATCGGCTCTACTTCAGTCGCTCTCGGTTCAACAATTACTGGTGTCACAGGTCTAACCCTGACATCATCAAGCATCGCTGGTGCTGGTATTACCATCAACGGTTCTACTTCAGGTGCAACCGTATTTAGGGCTGCCGCAATTGCTGGCTCAACTACAATTACTCTTCCAGCTGTTACAGGTACAGTAGTCACCACTGGTGATACAGCTTCAGTCACCAATACAATGCTGGCTAACGCCTCGGCAACAATTGGTTCGACTTCAGTAGCCCTTGGTTCGACAGTAACAACAATTGCAGGTCTAACTCTTACAACTCCAAACCTTGGAACACCTTCAGCTATTACGCTGACAAACGCTACTGGTCTTCCAGTATCAACAGGTATTTCTGGTCTTGGAACTGGTGTTGCTACATTCCTTGCAACTCCAACCTCTGCTAACTTTGCCGCAGCTCTTACCGATGAGTCGGGAACTGGAACTGTTGCCTTTACAGCAAGCCCAACATTTACAGGAACAGTCACCGTCCCAACCCCTGTAAACCCGACAGATGCCGCTAACAAGGCTTATGTAGACACAACTGCCGCTGGATTCAACGTCCACAATGGTGTATCGGCAGCAACAACTGCAAACTTGGTTGGAACCTACACTGCTGGAACTACTGGAGCAGACGGTGGAACGGGTGTTGGCGCATACTTTAAGCTCACTGCAACTGGAAGTCTAACCCTAGACACCAACTATGTTCTAGCACTAGGTGACCGTGTTCTCGTAAAGAACCAATCCACTCAAACTCAAAATGGTATCTATGTAGTGGTCTCGGATGGTATCGGTGGAAGCACTACTGGAACTGGATATCCAGCCGCTGATTCAACTCACGTCGTTCTTATGCGTGCCACTGACTACGATAACAGTGTTGCTGGTGAAGTCTTTGAGGGTGACCTTATTTATGTAGGCTCTGGTCAGTCCTTGGCAGCTACATCGTGGGTTATGAGCGCTCTTGGTACATCCACCACCCCACACGATGGTATCAAAATTGGTACTGACAATATTATCTTTAGTCAGTTTGCTGGTGCTGGAAGCTATACCGCCAACAACGGTATCACCCTAACAGGTAACAACTTTACCGCTAACCTAACTGCCCGCCTTGCTCTAACAGGTAACGCAATTGACTTGGCTTCACTGGGAACCATTACTCCTGGCTCTAGCGGTGCTGTTAGCTCGTTTATTACCTCTGTAACAGTAGACACCTATGGCCGTGTCACTGGATACAGCACAGGCACACAAGCAATTGCCACATCTTCAGTTGCTGGTATCGCATCATTTAGCTCTACCAACTTTACAATCACTGGAAACAACGTTGCAGTTACTAACGTTGCAAACACAATAATTAGCGGTTACATGACAATCGCTCAAGGTGGTACTGGAGCTACGACAGCTGCTGCTGCTCGCACCAACTTGTCATCAACAAGCTTTGCACTTCCACAGAAGTACACAGCAACCAACAGCGCATTGACTCAAACAGGTGGTCAAGTCTCGTGGTCTATCCCACAGGCAACACACCTTCTGACTGCTTCTGGTGGTTACATTATTCAAGTTAAGGACACATCAACACTTTCAGTTGTGGATGTAGATATTCAAATCAACGACTCGACAGGAGATGTGACTCTAGGTTGGAACTCTGCGTCGAACGTTAGCGCAGGAGCATACCGAGTCACTATAATTGGATAATGGCTCAAAATCCTCGTAAATTTCTTGAGACCCTAGACCTCAATGCACCACTAACCCTGGCTGGAGCTGCTGGCTCATCAGGTCAAGCACTCGTATCTCAAGGTGCTGGAAACACTCCTATCTGGCAAAGCATTTCTAGCGGTGCTGGCGGCTCATTGAATTATGCCCAAACTGTGGGAACAAAAGTAAATGTGCCTCTGGCATCAACATACCCATACACAATTGTTAGCGTAACTATCACAACTAGCGGAAACCCAGTTCTAGTTACAGTTTCTGGAGATGCAGAAAACCAGAGTGCTGGAACTTGGGGTCGTGCCCAGTTATATCGTGGAACTACTGCTATCGGTAACGATATTCAGTATGAAGGCTCTGCTGCCTCTGAGAATAGTCCGTACTCAGTCCATGTTATTGATACGCCATCTGCTGGAACATATACTTACAATTTCAAAGTCACAACTCAATCTGGTGGTGGATTTAACTATGGAGAAAACACTGGACCAGTTATTTCGGCTATTGAACTTACCTCAGTTTTACCTAACACAGCCATAACACTAAATGGAGCTGCCCCGCAGATTGCTTTAACTAATAGCACAGCAAATCAAATTAAGATGTCTTCTAGTGGTTTGGCTTCACCAACATTTACTTCTTATAGTGCTGGTGCAAAACTTATTACTTTCGACAACATCACAAGCAGTTCTGCTGGACACGCTATTGGAACTGAATCTGGCGCTATGTGGTTCGGAGTATCAGATACAACTAACGGTTTCAAATGGTATGGCGGAACAACCCTTGCTGCCACACTTTTAGGGAATGGCGCTCTAACCACCATTGGAAATATTTCTGCACCAGTCTACATTTCTACAGTTGCTCAAGGAACAGCACCATTTACTGTGACTTCTAACACAGTAGTCACTAATCTAAACTCTCAACTACACAACGGATACGGCACGGCCACAACCGCCACAGCCAACACTGTTGCAGTGCGAGATTCCTCTGGAAACTTAACCGCTAACGTAGCTACGTTTACTAATGCAAACGTTTCTGGATATGTAAACGGTTCTGGTGTTTTGTATATCGGCCCAACCTCCTTTACTCAAACTTCTGTAACTACTGCACCAGCTGCTGTATTGACTGCCTCGGGCATCAACTACGCCCAAGTTGCGATGATTAACAGCACAAACAGTGGTTCATCTGACTTTGCTGCTTATGGCGATAATGGAACAGATGCATCTGGCTGGGTAGACATGGGCTTTACAGGCTCAAACTTCTCGGATACTAACTACACCATTACAGGTAAAAATGATGGTTATGTTTTTGCTAATGCTGTAACTGGAACAGGTCTAACAGGTAGCTTAGTTCTAGCTACTGGCTCTGGCGGTAGTGCAAAGGACATTGTCTTTGCAACAGGTGGCTTCTTATCTGTAAACGAAAAAATGCGTCTAGTCAATTCGACTGGAACTCTTGCAATTAAAACTGGAACAACTTCATCTAGCACAACTACAGGCGCACTGGTTGTTACTGGTGGTGCAGGTATTTCGGGAGCACTTTACGTCGGAGGTGCAGTAAATGCTACAAGCTTTACAGGCTCTGCATCTGGTCTAACTTCTATCCCAACTGCAAACCTAAACGGTTTAATTACTAACTCACAACTAGCAAACACATCTGTGACCGTAAATGGTTCGTCAGTTGCGCTAGGTTCATCAATTACAGTGACTGCTACACCAACTGATGGAACGGTTACTGATGCAAAAATTGTTTCAGGTGGTCTGGCCCAATCTTCGGTTTCTGGTTTAACTACTGCACTATCTGGAAAAGCTGCACTATCTGGTGGTAACTCATTTACGGGTACGCAGACAATATCTACTGCCGCCGATGCAAATAAAGGTTTAGTAGTTAAGGCAAACTCTGCGACCCAATCAGCAGCACTACAAGAGTGGCAAAATAACAGTAGTAGCGTTTTAGCAAACGTAAGCTCAACTGGCGATTTTACAACAATCGGTACAGTAACCGCTAATGCAGTTTCTGCTTATCAAGGTCCATTTACGGTATCTACTCCTGCAACTTCATCTGGTGTATCAAATACCATAACAATTCAGACTGGAAATGCTGCCGCCGCCAACTCTGGTGCAATCACTATTACTACTGGTAATACTGCATCTTCTTCTGCTGGTGCACAGTCTGGTAACTTTACAATTGCAACTGGTAATGGAACATCTTCTCAGGCAAACTCTGGAACTATTACCATTCAAACTGGTGTTGGTTCGGGTAGCTCTGGTAACTCTGGAAGTATTGGAATCGACTCTGGTGCAAAATCAGGTGCTGGAACTGCTGGAGCTATCTATATCGGTGCTACTAATGCTCCTACAATTTCAGTCGGACACACTGGTGCAACGATTACTATGGCTGGAACCGTATCAGTCACTGGTAACGTATCGGCTACAAACCTAACCTCTACCTATCTATATACCCCAATCTCTAACAATACAGTAGCAAGCACATCAACGGCTTTGGGAGCTATGTCAGGTGCTGCTTTTGCAAAAAACCCTACACTACTATCTGGATATACATATCTACTTGATTTGGTTCTTTTTGTTCAAACTACTATTGGTTCTGGAACAGGAAGCGCTTTTGCATTGGGTTGGAACACTGGTGGTGGTAGCGGAACTATTGGTGGAAACGTAAACCTATTAGCTACAGCAGGTCTAGCTACACTAACCACATCAAGCACCACCATAACTAGCTTAGAAGTTAGCAACTTTACATCAACTACACTGGTTAGCTCTCCAACAGGGACTCAATTCCACAAAATTAGTGCTAAGGGAATCGTTAGAACTGGTAACGTTGCCGCCTTTACCATCTACCCCACTCTATCTATGACTAATGGAAGCGCACCCGTCTCAGCATCAATTACTACGCTTGTTGGTTCCTACTACCAACTAACACCACTATCGTCTGCATCAGCTGACGTCACGCAGGGAGGAGTCTGGGCCTAATGGATAAAGAATTATTTAGATGGCACATCAAGTGCGATTCAGATTGTAAAAATAAAGATGGCATTATGGAACTTATTTTTGTTACCGATACGTTTGAAGTTCCCGCCATGAGCTGTAGTCCGTGCGGTGGAAAACCAATAGATGATATTACCTTTTTAGATTCCTACACAGTAACCGAATAAACTACTTTTCTTTTTTCTTTTTAGTATTTTCTAAACTTTCCAAGTATGCATCTACACCAGTTTTAAAAACAACACCTTCATGTTTTTGTTCGCAAATTCTAGCTAGCGAATCAACTACAAATATTTCTCCACAAACTTTGCATTTGTTTGGAGGGGTGTTATCACTTTTCAATTTATACCTAACTGGATATTGGCTTGTAGTTCTATTTTCTCATGCCTAGTGGGTTTCGATTTTATAAATTTAATCCTAAATTTATACGACGTTTTTTATGAAAAGTTGTGTACAGATTGATACATTATTATATCATTGACTATATCTCACTTTTCTTACATAAATCCGATAGGATTATTGAATGAAGATTTATATTGCAGGGCCAATGACTGGCTACAAAGATTGGAACTTTCCAGCATTTTTTGAGGCTCAGGAGATTCTAGAATCTCTTGGACACGAAGTGATAAACCCTGCACACAATGATGGAGACACGGTTGAAGCTGCCCTTGCGAGTGCGGGACATCCTGACCGCCCTAATAATTCTTGGGCTTATTACATGCGCCGTGATTTGCCTAACGTTCTCAACGTGGATGCGCTGTGCCTACTTCCAGGTTGGCAAGACTCTAAAGGTGCTTCGCTCGAAGTTCATGTCGCGGAAGCCATAGGACTCCCTCTCTACATAATTAAAGACAATCAGCTTGTCCCTAGAATTACAGTAATAGGCATGTCTGGCTGGGCGCGAGCAGGTAAAGATACAGTTGCTGACCACCTAGTTGCTAACTACGGCTATACAAAGATGTCTTTTGCAGAACCAATGAAGCGTGCCCTTGTCGCACTAAACCCCAAAATCGACTATGGAAACATGCGTTTAAACCTCAGCTGGTTGGTCGATAGGGGCGGCTGGGAAGAGCTAAAAAGTCTCAGCACCGAGATTCGTCCACTGCTACAGCGTTTTGGGACCGAAGTTGGTCGCGAGATGTTTGGAGAGAATTTCTGGGTAGACCTAGCCATCTCACAAATCCCAGACGGAGCAAAAGTAGTATTCGCAGATGTTCGCTTCCCAAACGAAGCAGATGCAATTCGAAACCTACACGGGGAGGTTTGGCGTATCACTCGAGACGGATTTGGTCCAGCCAATGACCACATCTCAGAGCACGCTCTCGATGATTACACTTTTGACCAAGCTATAGATAATGACTCTGACCTTGAATCCCTTTATCGAGTTGTAGATGAGCGAATTAATAACTAAAGAGTTTGTATTAAAACTAATCGACCAACAACTAGATGCTATAAAAGACTTTGACCCCACGGGTCAAATGACTCAACTTTTAATGAACTTAGCAAAAGTTATTGAAAAGGAAACAACAAATGGCTGAGCTAAAGTTATTCAAAGTGACTTATGTGGATACGACTAATTACGGAGATAACGAGCCTCCATTTACAGTCAAGTCATATGCCTGGGGGGAAAAATGGCAAGACGTTGTTCCGTTTGAGATTTTTGAAACTTTAAAAATTGAAGAGGCTACCCCTCAAGAAATAGAAGCCTATGAAATAGGCTTCGAGGATGGCGTTGATGTGGCGCTCGCCACGCAACGATTAAAGGGAACACTGCCCTAAACCAGTGAGATAATAGATGTATGAAGAAAACACTCATTACATCCGTGTCTGCTCTAGTTGTTGCTGGGGGGGCTGTTGTTCTACCAACTGCACTTCACACTTCTACTGTTTCGACACCCACACCAACCGCCTCTATTAGCACCGATTGGGTACTACCAGATTCATCGCTAACCCCAGGGGCATTGAATCCTGATGTCACCCAAGCCAACATTGCTGATAACGTATGCAAGGCTAACTGGACTAGCACCGTGCGACCACCAGTTTCTTACACCAATAAACTAAAAGCTGACCAGATGGCTGGTTCATACCTAAGCGAAACCAAAACTTTTGGCCTAGATGCTTCTGGTTATGAAGAAGACCACCTAATCTCGCTTCAGCTTGGTGGTTCCCCTACTGACCCAAAAAACCTTTGGCCTGAGCCTTACGCTGGTAATAATGCTCGCAAGAAAGACGTTATTGAGACCGCATTAAAGCGCCTAATCTGCTCCAACCAGATTACTTTAGCTGAAGCTCAGCAAGCCATTGCAACCAACTGGGTCGCTGCTTACAACAAGTATGTAACCCCTGCGGACGTCAAAGACTCAAGCGCTAACGGATAATGTCAGAATCAGACCTCGGCCTTGCATTACTCTATGCAAGAGTGTCTACCCAGCTCCAGGTGAACGATGGTGTCTCACTTGATGTTCAAGAGCGTCAACTCCAGCAAGCTGCCGAGCTTGCTGGATTCACCAATATTGAAATAATTAGGGAAGAAGGTCGCTCAGGAAAATCTATTTCTGGTCGCCCAGCCCTTACAGAAGCTTTAAAAAGATTAGATGCTGGAGATGCCCAGGCTCTTTTTGTGACCCGTATTGACCGCCTAGCCCGCTCTACGAAAGACTTTCTAAGTATTATTGACCGAGCCAACACGAATAAGTGGCGTCTAGTAATGCTAGACCTAAACCTAGATACATCTTCCTATCAAGGTCGTTTCGTGGTTACTATTATGTCCGCCCTAGCGGAAATGGAGCGCGGAATTATTGCCGAGCGCCAAAAAGATGTTCACAAAGACCGTCGAGCACGCGGAGTCGTATGGGGCGTAGATATGGGACCTATGAATAAAACCCCCCAAGGAATTCGAGATAGAGTGCTACTCGAACGTTCTCAGGGGGCTTCGCTTCAGCAAATTGCCGATGGCCTAAATGCTGACGGAATTCCTACTCAGAATCAGCGTCGCTGGTATCCGACGACTGTGAAGAATCTTCTGGAGCATCTTCAGGAGTTACAGTCCGATTCTGAATCTCGAGCATAGCCAAGAAGCTTCCATTGAAGTTGTACTCACCAGCGTGAGTGATTCGAACCCAAGGCGCAGCATAGACATCTCCGCCAGCTTGACGCCACATCTCACAGAATGCGTAGTCTTCTGACAGAAGAATTGACTCTGGCTCTGGAGTGATTCGTGTAGTGAAGTATTCAGTAATTTCTTCACCCATGTTTACGCTGATACCAAGAGAGTTGCTCTTATATTTAGGAAGAGTCTTATCTAGGGTCTCAAACACATTGCGACTGATAAACATCATTCCAGTACCGATGTCACGAACCTTGAAAGGTTCATTGGCTTTGAAGGTCTGGTCCTCTGGCAGGAAGTTGATAGCAAATGCACCAGAGTAGTGGTCGAGGTTTGGTTTACCCGCGAGCGCCGCAGCACGAACATTGTCCCAGTTAATAATCTTCATTGGGTAGACAGCACCAATTAGGTCTTTACCAGATTCAACCATGTCTGCCACATCTTCGGCAACAAACCCGTGGTCTCCATCAATAAAAAGGAGTGCATCGTAGTCGCTCTTTACAAATTCGTGTGCAAGAGTATTGCGGGCACGGGTGATAAGGCTTTCGTTGGTAATAGAGATGTGTCGAACGGTGTGGCCGCGCTTAGTTAGCTCTTGAGTCAAGTCTGAGACCGAAGCCACATACACGCTCTTAGCATTACCGCCATACATCGGGGTAGCAAGGAAAATTTTCATTTCATATATCCAATCTAGTTTTTGTGGTGGGGGTTAGGGAAACTATGCAAAACCTAACCCCCACAGTGCTTCTCTCCCAAGAGCACATTTTTATTCTATAGCATTTTTTGATAAAAACACTATTTGAAACTGCTAAAAGATTTTAGCCATTCGTGTTGCTTGCGTCCAATCAACTTCGCCAGTTGGGACAGCACGAGGAGTGCCAACACGGTTCTGAATCATTGCACGAGCACCCTGACCAACAATCGGCAGACCGCGGTCAGTCAGCTTACGCTGGAATGCAATCTGAGTCATAGGACGCTCACCGCGCTCATCCGACCACATACGATATGTTGAGTAGATAGACTTTAGCGAAACACTTGAACCCTCAGATTCGCGAGTCTCTTCATCTAGGAAGATACCAATACGGTCCTCGTTCTTGCGGTAAATTTCAGCAGCTTCTTGAACTGCCTTACACCAACCTAGAGGGTCGCGAGCGCTAGAGTTTAGATACTTAATTGCACCCTCAACAGCCCAAGCCAAGATTGCT